GAGGAGCTTCTCCTAAAGGCAAAGTGCAATCATCCATTTTTTTTGCATTAAAATAACTATCACTTCCATCTGTAAATTGAGCACAATACTCTCTCATAAAACTACTATGACTAAATCCGCCAGCTTGAGCTTCTTCAATAATTGTTTTATCAATCATTTCTTCTGGAAGAGCTTCATAACTCATTTGACTAACAAAATATGTGGCTTCTTGTTTTTCTTTTGATTCAATCTTTTCGCACCATTCTTTATAAGTTTTATAAAGATTCTCAAAAGTATAACTTGCGGATGAGAGCGCAATCATTTTACTTGTATTTTCAAATACCATTCTTTCATCTTCTTTCATTAAACCTTCGCTTATCAATTTATCTTCAAATTCTCTGATCTCCATACGCTCTTTCATATTTTGTGGAGCAACCAAAAATGGCATCAATACATTTTTGATAATTTCTTCTGGAAGCAAAAGAAACTCATCAAGTACTAAAATATTAGCGCGAAATCCTCGAATCTTTTCTCCATTAAGAGGAATCGCTACAATACTTCCACCATTAATTTGCCATTCAAATTGATCATTTCTTTTAGCTTTGGCACCAAAGCATTGAGCTAGAAGTTCTGCGCCTTTGCTATCTACAATTTTTTCTAAGTTATTAAAAATAAAACGTGCAGTTCTGAAAGTTGGTCCAGCAATAAGAATTTTAGTATTAGGTTCAAATACGCATTGAAGAAAACAAAATACTGCGGCCATAAATGATTTACCGCAACCACGACCAAACACGCACATATTGAAATTTCTATTCATTAAAGCTTTAAGATGTAACTCCTGATATGGAGCTAGTTTAACTCCACTAATAAGTTCTGTTGTAAATCCAAGATTAGCTCTAAGAAATTTGGCTAAAGAAATTTTAGCTTCTTTATCATTGAGAAATCCTTTAAGCTGAGATAATTCAGCATTAACATCTTTTACTTCTCTTAAATATTTATCTGGACAATATATCATAAAAGTTTCATATCATAAGCTAATTGTAAATCTATCTTTTTATAAAAGCATTTACTAGCTAAAATAGATTCTATAGCTCTTTTCATCTCTTCTCTACCATCAACAAAAAGAAATTGTAAATTATCAAACTCTTGAAGTAATTGTCTAACATTATGAAATATAAATTCTGGCGTTGCTTTTATCTTTTTGCTAATATGAGGAAGATATTGAAAACTTAATGCATTTGTAAGTTTTTCCTCTACTATAACAACAAGATAAGCATTATCTTTTTTAGCTTTAATAATCTCATTTTTAAATCTTTCTAGATTACCAACACTCAAAGTGCTAATAAAATCACTTAGACTTTTTCTTTCTATAAAACAACTACAATTATCATTAGAACAAGTATAATCGCCATAAGGTAAGGTTTTTATTTCAAAAGGTATATTAAATTTAAGCCAATTTTGTTCTCTGGTATCAACATAAATGGTATCATTTGAATTTAATTTATTTTTAAATTGATGAATAATATTGTTTGGATGTATAAATTTGTTTTCTAATCCTATGCTAGAACAAACATCATAATAATCATTAAATAATTTATTATAAGAAATAATAGATGGTGCCATAATAGTTCTTAGCTCTACTTGAGAAGGGCTATATGTTAATTTTTTATCTTCTTTTCTTTTGATTAATAATTGTTTTGTATATTCTTGAGCTTTATCTAATGGCTGTTGTTTAAGCCATCTTTTCATATTATTCTTGTCATTAAAATCACTATTAAAATACTGTTCTTTAGTTTTAAAATTAATAGTATCGCCAGTAAGAAGATCTTTTTTGGGATAATAAGTATGATAGTATTTTTCTTTATTTAAACCATAACCGCGAAGTGCAAGATGCAAACTTTTTTCATCTTTAAATTCTTTACCATCTACTTTGCAAATAACTGACATAAGATTAACCATTCAATATTTCGTCTTTTGAAATTCCTAATATTTTGCATTTGACTTCATCCATAGATGATAATCTATCTATTTCTTTTTCTACAGTTTTCTTTCTCATTTCTGCCATTTTAATTAATTTAGCACGGCTTTCTTCTTCTTTCCACATTTGAACAAGGTTAATAATTGATGCTGTTTCTTTTACCTGTTTGCTAAGTCTTTCGCTACGCTTTACCTTAAGATCATTATTTAATTTTTGTTGACGATTAACACAATCGTTGTATTCTTTTCTAGCAGTATTACTTGCTTCTACTATAGCCATTGGAATTTTGCCATCTTCTTGAATTGCAAGATCAATTTGATTTTGAAGTACTCCAATTGTTTGTTGAATATTAGAAGATATTAACACTTCTGTACAAAGAACAATATATTGATCAACTTCTTCTTGTGTTAAGTCTGCTTTGTTGTAAGTATATCTTATAAAACTGCTCTCAAATAATTCTCTATCACTTTCATTATCATAAAGATTAATTTGATGAATAAATCTATGAGTATTCATATAACCAATCAGTGCAATAATTTCTCTTTTTTGGGCATGAGTAATTTTATTTTTATCAATACCATCTAAAACATATTTATTGATTTTCGCAATCATTCTTTCTTCACTGCGTGGTGGTTTATAGTCTCCAGAAGCTATATCTTCATTTTCTGTATTATTATATTTAATATTAGTTGGAATAATTTTCATATATTCCAATACGCTTCTAGTTTCTTGGCATAAATTAGTTAATGCTTCATTTTTAAATAAAATTTTAGCCATTTCTAAACCAGTCATAGTCAAGCAATTATTACTGATATATTCTTTTTGCTCATTTGTTAGTTCTATTAAACCTTTAGCTTCATATTCATGGCTTTTCCTTGGTTTGATTTGTCTAGAAGCAAGAAATTGTTTTACAGCTTTACCTTCTTTACTTCTACCATCCAGATCATCTCTATCAAAAGCAAGCTTAACTAACTCCGCTAAAGATGGAGGATTATCTGGACGATTATTCCATTCTGTTAAGAGTTTTAATTGTTGCTCTTCTGTTAATACGAAAATATCTTCGCTCATATAATATCAATGTCTCCATTATATAAATGTTTTTTAACTTTAATAATAATTGATTTTTTTAAATTTTTAATTTGCTTGTATCCTGCCATTCTATTCTTTTCTGTTGTTCTATAACCCATGAGTTTTGCAACTTGTTCTTCATCTTTTCCATCAATATATAAATATTGATAAATTTTCCATTCTATAGGTTTTAAAATTTTATGCATTTTATGGTGAACATTTTGTGCTGTGGCTTCAAGATTGAAATTTTCATTTTTCATATCATTGATTTCTTGAACATGATTTTCTAAGCTTACTGTTAATTTTGTATCATGTGCACTTTTTTTATTCTTTTCCCAATTTGCGTATAATGGACAAGCTGAACATTGTTTGGTATAAATTCCACAACCATCATCGCTTTCTGCTGCTGAACATTTTAAACAAGGTCTTGTATAATTACTATAATTATTACGAATAAGATTTTTAATTTGATTACTTATAATTCTATTAACCCAAGGAGCAAGAGGTTTTGAAGAGTCATAAAGATGCCATTTTTTATAAATATGAAATCTTAAAATTTGAGAAACATCACTAAAATCCATCCAAGCAATTGCTGTTAAATTCCACTTATTTTTTCTTTTAAGGATTTCTGTATTTATATTATCTATGCAATTTTCAAACTTAGGTTTTTTAGCCATTGTTTCGTCCTCTACGACGTTTGGCTGAATTAGTTGATGTTCTTGAAGCTGGACGAATTGCTCCACCTTCTCTTGCGAAATCCTCTAATACTTTTTTACTATCTACTTTTTCTGATGATCTATGTTTTCTTAAATCGTTTCTTTCAGAAGAACCAACTATGTTACCAATTTTTTCTCCTTTATGTTGATTAATATCTAAATCAAAATCTAAATTATCAATATCTGGTACTTCATTTACTTCTGTAATTTCAGTATCATCATCTTCATAATCTTCTGGTTCGATATTTGGTCTTTTGGCTTTAGTTATAGTTGGCTTTTGCATTTGTACTGGTAAAGCTACTTTTTCTTCTTTTTTAGCACCAAAAAATGAATTTCCACAATTTGTGCAAAATTTAGGCTTATTTAAGGAATATTCAGTTGGTGAACCACATTCAGAACAATAAATTTTTAACATATATGTATTATATGTTAAATTTAATTATAAATCTAAATATATTAATCTACGTAATAAAATACTGAAACATTAGCTAATGAACTATATACTCCAGTATTTGTAGTTACTTTGATTGTAGAAGGAAGATTTGCATTACCAGCGGCAACAAACATAATTGTATTTCCTGCGGCATCATTTTCTTTCAATGCAACATTTCCACTAGTATGAACGCCTAAAATATAAATATTTTTGTCTTGTCCTGGTGCGTCTATTAACTTAGCTGCTCCTGTTGAGGTGGCAACTAAAGCTATTTTTTCAAATCCTGAATCTCTAAAATATTCTGGCATAGTACTTATTATTACACCTAAAATATATTAAATTATCTAGTTTCTCGCCATTGAAAAACGCCAAGTGAATCTGTTGTTCTTCCTGGTCCTGTATTTAAATTTATCATTTTTACTGCAAAAACATTGCTATCTGTGCTATCTATATTTTGACTTATATAATTTCTTTTAGCGGAAGATACTGTTGCTGTATTTGATGCACTACCATATGATCCTGCTCCTAATCCACCAGCACTAATTAATCCTGCATCAATCATAAGTCCAGAAGTTATATTATATCCAGATGCAGTAATATTATATTCTACTACACTATCATTATTTGCGCTTACCCAAACTCCGCCACTAACATATCCAGAACTTGGTAATCTCCAGAGTTCATAAATTGTATTTTCATTTGCACTTGAAAGATTCATTTTATTTAATCTAACAACGCTTCTATTTGGTTTACCATAATATCCAGTTTTTAATCTAATAGCTAGAATTCCTGATGTTGCTCCTGGTTGTATAGTTATAACATTTGATCTTGCTGAAAAATCAACACCTGCTTCTGAATAGCCACCTTCACTTATAACTGTAGCGCAAATTTGATCAGAGGTGGCAGTAGCTCCAGCACCACTAGCATAATTTCTAAGTTCACAACGAACTGGTAAATTTGGATTACTCCAGTATACAGATGGTTTATTGTTACTATTATAAAATTCATGAGCGACAACAAAGCTTCCGTTATGTACAAATCCAGCTCTAACTCTACCAACCCCAAGCCATTGATAATCTGAATAGAATAATTGAGTATTTGTTATATTTAAATTAAAATTTGAAGCTCCAGTTCCATTGCAAGTATCAATATTCCAATCGCTTTGTTGAATTATTTCATTATATACAGAACCAGAAACATCACTTCTTAAAACTAATTGTTTGCTTCCATCTCCACTAAGTTGAAAAAATATTCCATTATAATCATCAAATAAACCAATTCTTTTGTTTGTGCCAGATCTTGCTCCTGTAAAATTAAAACTTTGTAAAGTAACTTGACTTTTTCCTGGCATATAATGATGATACATTCTACTTTGATGTATAGTATAATCATTTGCTCCAGTACCAATTGTTAATATAGCTTTTGCTTTATTGATATCAAAAGTAATAGATGAAGCATTTCCGCTTGTTTTAGTTAATAGTTCGGTTTCTTCTCCATAAACATGAGAATAATCTGCTAAAGTATAATTATCAGAAACTCTTACTCTTCCAAAAGCATCGGCATTTGCTGGACTAGAGGTATTTCTTAATAAACTTTCTATATCATCTATTTTGCTAAAATCAAGAGCTTGATAAAGTCCACTTTGGCTGTTGTAAACTAAACTTATCCGTTTTTCTGTTTGATCGTCTAATGATACTAGTGGAGCCATAAAGATGGTTACACTAGACTTACTTTAATTGTTCAAATTTCTCAATAATATATGCTAAGATATCATTTCTCATGATATCTTCTCTGCCAAATTTAAAAGTACATATTCCTTTATCTGCACTTTTCTTGTCATCAAAAAGATCATATATTTTTTCAAAACCACTATTTTTAATATCAGCTTGTCTAATATCTCCAATTAATATTAATTTACTGAACTTACCCATTCTAGTAGTAATTAGCAATAAATCATGAACGCTTAAATTTTGAGCTTCATCACATATAATATAACTAGCATTAATACTTAGTCCTCTTAAAAAACCTACTGGTAAACCTTTAACTCTTTCCTGTTTTAGTAACATTTCAACTTGTCCTTTTGGTAATAATTCATGAAGTTTATCCATTAATGGTTGAAGATAAGGATCAAGTTTGCTATGTAAATCACCTTTAAGGAATCCAAGATTATGAGAAGAACTTTCTACTGGATTTCGAATATAAAATATTTCACCAATCTTTTTACTGTTAATAGCGTTTAGCGCTGCATATACGCTTAGTAAGCTCTTTGCAGTTCCTGCTGGACCTTTACAGAATACCATTTTAGTATTCTTATCTTGAAGTAATTGAATAAATTTCTTTTGATTCTCTGTCCATTGTAATTCGCGAATAGTTAAGAACCCTTCAATTTTATCTCTTTGAGGAACAGGAACTGACTTGTCTTCTTTTTGTTTATGCTTTTTAGACATTATAACTTACAACTTATATTACACAATAATTATACTAACATAGAATCTTTAAGAAAAGCTTTTGTGGCTTTATCATGTTTTGCTATAAAATTTTTAAAATCATCTAGAATTAATCCATCTCCAATTGAAGTTATATATTTTGTTACTGCTATAGAGTTATTTTTTTGGTATTCTAAAAAATTTTTTATAACTTTTTTTTCATTAAGACTTTTAAATTTTTCACTTTTAGGTATTATTCTCGCATCACAAGCTCCTTTTAATAAAGTATTAGAATATTTAATATCTAAATATTGCAAATCTCCATTAAAAAAATAAAAACAATCATATAAAAAATCTTTATCTTTATAAAAATCAATTATTTTATTTGTTATAAAAACTCTATGTCCATTTTGAGTTTTATATATCCTACAATTTAAATTGTTTAATTTATAAAAATCATTAGCTTTTTTTATTACATATTCATCACTTAAACTATCAATATCTATAAGTGCCATATTAGAAATCCTTAATACTATTGTTTGACCTATATGGCTAACAGTATCATCTATCATATAGTCAATTACACAAAACAGTGTAATCTAAAATATGGCATTTTTGAACGCTAATATACCGCCAATAGAATGCTATGTAAGAGCTAATTATTTAAGAAATCAAGAAGACAGTTTCGATAAAAAATTTAAATGTTTAATATTTGGTGTTACTAGTTTACCTAGCCAAGTACCATTATTTAATTTTCTTATGGAAGATGGTGGAATATGGTGGCATGCACCAATAAGTGCTTTTTGTACGAAATTAGATTCTCCAAATATGGAATTGAGTGAATTAGAATTATGGGATAGTTTTAGTTATAATATAGCTGTGACAAAGTTTTATGTTCTTCAAAATAAAAAAATAAAATATACTGGAAGAACTGGACAAGAATATTTTGGCAAATATCTTTTTACTCTTGATTGGGCTAATGGTGATTTTAATGAAGTTCATTTTGGATTTAGTGAAAATCCAGATC